CGAACGAACTCTATTTCACGACTGACGCTGGAAATGATATTCAGCTTACGTCAGGCACGTCAGTCGTCGGACCCGCAAGCGCGGTATCAATGTCCAACGGTTCGGACAACCGTGTCACCACAGCAACAGGCGCTGCGGCCCTGAACGGTGAAGCCAACCTGACGTTCGACGGTACGACGTTGGCGGTGAATACAGACGTTACAGCTACGACGAACCATACGACTATCGGTTCTCAAATCGATTACGACGCAACAGGCATCATCGCCTCTGGGCAAACCGGCCAGAACATTGGACTCGATGTCGATATAAACTCAGACTCTCCGACCATGGTTGGTACTGTCGTCAACTACGGAATCGACGTTGATGTCGTTGGTGGTACATCAGGAACCCAGACCTGCGTAGGAATCGACACTTCGGCGTCTGGTGGAGATTTCAACTACGGGGGTATCTTTACAGGGTCTTCAGCGGACATTGTTGTAGGAGCGTCAGGAACCGCCGATGCATGCAACATCTCCGCCAGGACGCACACCAGCGGAACTACAGTAGGTAAGAACCTCACTGTCCAGGCCGGAAGCGCGGTCACTGGTGGAAGTAGCAACATCAACGGCGGTGACCTGATTCTGAAGTCAGGAAGCGGAGACGGGACAGGAACCTCGTCTATGCAGTTCTACACCAAGGTGAGTGGGACTGACGGCGCTGCCGAGCGCATGCGTATCCACACAAATGGGTATGTTGGAATCGGAGAGAACTCTCCTGCCGCTGCCCTCTCAGTCGCTCACACCGACGATACAGAAGATGCGGTCACAATCACGGGTGACTCCCTTACTACAGGAAGCCTGCTAAAACTCACATCTGACTCATCATCCACTGGGAATAGAACCCTGCTGACTGTCCACAACGACAATACAGCAGCAGTAGGTGTCCAGATGGTTCACCTTCTGAATGATGCGGTTGGTGGGGATGGTGACCCAATCATGCTGGTTGAGTCATCAGCGGCAGAAACAGAGGCGATTCTTGAGCTAAGAAACTCAAACACCGCAACAGACAAACCATCTCTTCTTAGGTTTTACCGCACCCAGTGGAATGAAGCAGACGATATGTCCTTGGGCTCTGTCTCATTCCAAGCAGTAGACAGCACCAATACTAAGACAGAATACGCAACCATTGATGTGATTGCTACTGACATCACCGATGGCGACGAGGCTGGCAAGATTACCTTCAACGTGTTTGCGGGAGGGACGGCAGGGACCGCAGCCGCTGCGAACCTCTTCTCGATTGGTGGGGAGGATGTAGCAAACACCGCACAGTGCGAAGTCGTAGTGAACGAAGCGGGTATCAACTGTGACTTTCGAGTCGAGGGCGACTCCAGCACTAACTTGTTGTATGTAGACGCCAGCGCAGAAGCCGTGATCATCAATGGGACACAAGACCACGCAGCTTCTTTCGTAGTAGATGGAAGTGCCGCTGCAATCGCATTGAAAGAAATGGCGGCTGCACCCGCAGACACGGCAGCGTATGGCCAGCTTTGGGTGAAGAATACTACTCCAAACCAGCTTTGGTTTACGGATGACGCTGGAACCGATACTCAACTTGGAGCAGGTGGTGGCGGCTCTGCTGCTGATGATTTGAACTTAGTCCTGCACATGCAGGTCTTCTCATAGGACTTTACGATGTCTACTATTACCAAACAGAAACTAAGCGGTTCCAGCACTAGGAGCCGTCCGATTTCGTTGACAACAACCAGCACATCGAGCGCGGTGTTGATTCATACTTCTGTTAGCGGAACTACTGACTTCGACGAAATCTGGGTTTGGGCCACGAATATCCATACGGGCGCTATCACCTTGACTCTTGAGGTCGGCACTACAGATGAGGACCAGCACATCAAAGCAGTAATCAATCCCAACGAAACTGTTCTGGTTTGTCCGGGGCTTCTGATGCATGACGGCGATGTTCTAAATGGATTCGCCACTGTAGCTAACAAGATCAATGTCTTCGGGTATGTCAACCGGATGGATATTTCATAATGGGCCGTAGACAAATCAATCCTGGGCCAATCAAGACAGGACCAACAGCGAAAACCAGTCGTGACCATACCTTCGGTATGAGCGATTGGATCTGCGTGAACCCGGTTCCCAATGGTGTGATGCCGGTAAACGTAAGCACGATTAGCGGCGACTTGGCCAACTCTGTACCGGGTGTCTGGTACTACTACGATCCAAACGCCCTCGCTGACGTTAGTGGGCACTCAAGCAACTGGATTGGTGTCGGCCCTAGTGGCATTGAGTTCTATGCCGATCTCCAGAAGTATGGGTCAAGAGTCCTAAACAGTAGTGATGCAGAAACTTGTCGCGTGGCAACACCACTAATGAAGCCGGATGGCAGTGGGCAGATGACTGCCGATGAGATCCAGGGAATCGATTTCAGAATCGAGGCGGGGGAGAACATGCCTCACGCCAACAACGAAGGGCACGGTATCGCTGTGGGTTTAGCAAAGGCTGAAATCTGTAGCACAGATAGTTCCAACTCTCTTGATGAAAAGAAGTTCGGGTTGATGGCTTGCTATGGAGACGACAGCGAGAACGATGATGCGTCAGCCAGATACCTTGGATACTCCATGTTCACTGCCTCTCATGAGCAGACTGATAACGGCGGGAGTGATTTTCAATCCGTGCAGGTCAGTTATAGCTTCGTTCGCAAAGATGCTGATGAGATCCAGACCTTCTACGCAAGCGGCTGTCCGCTTGATTCTGATGGGCACTCAGAAAACATACTAAAGAAGTGGAACTCAACTGGAACTTGGGCTTACGACGATAAAATCTATTTATTTGTAGCGCTCGCTTCTTACGCGAATCCTAATACTGACGGAATGTCAGACTCGACCTGTGACTACAATAATGACCCCACTATTCACCACGACACCAACAACCATCTGGCTGTGGGAATCTCGGTTTCAGGGACTGGCATCCCAGCAGGGTCTACTATCGCATCCATTACGGATAATACCGAGTTTGAGTTGAGCGCTTCGACTACCGGTGGTTCCGTCACAAATGGGACGCTCACGTTTACAGACATTAGAAGAACAGGGGCATTCAAGGTCTGGTATAGACTCCGCTACAGTCCGTTCGGTCGCACACCTGATTGGATTGAAGGGCGTGTAAACAACTATTCTGGCGTAGCTACGGGTAAGGTTTGATGTCAGTAATCACCCAAAGCGATGTACTCAAAGCAGGCGTATGGCTTGCTCCGATTATCTTCACAGCCGGTGGGTTGTTGTGGCAGTCGGGAGAGGTACGCGCCGAGTTGGTGACGCTCACTGCTGACTTTGATGACCACGAGAAGCTGGAAGCCCATCCCGTTAGCGCTGTGCAGTTGGAAGACCACAATGCTGTACTTGAAGAACTCATGGTAGAACAGAGAGCAATGCGAGAAGAGCAGACTGAACAGGCTGTGAACATCGCTGCTATCTGTCAGGCCACCGGAGCGAGGTGTAAGTAATGGCTCTTACGAGTACCAAGTTTGGTCTTACTGTCAAAGACGACATGGCGTATGACGATGATGTTGACGCCACCGCTGAACAGAACCTGACCGGGGGTTCTGGCACCCTTTACAGCCTAACGGTTCAGTTTACTACTGATGGTAGTGACGGTGAACTGGTTTGGTTCAAGATGGCTGACAGTCAATCAGTTACAGTTGGGACTACCCCGCCAGATGTTCAGTTTCCGGTAGATGAAGGAATCTTTGTTACTGTTACAATGGTTGATGGGTTCGCGCTTTCCAACGGGCTTTCCATGTGGGGGACAACATCTGCATTGGTTGGTTCAAGCGCAAATCCTGACGACCAAGTAAAAGCTTGGGTGGTTTTTAGGTAATAAGATGGCAACTTACGAGTCTACCCTTGTTAGCCCCCTTGGAACCCTTGAATGGGTTGATACTGCGGCTGATTCATCAACCACCAAGATTCAAGTTGGCGGTGCAGATCATGTGATTGGTGCCAACGATGTGCTGCTTTGTGTTGACATCGATAACACCAACAACACCACTGATGACATCTGGCTGCGTATGTGGATGCATACAGGCAGCCCAACCGCAGCAGTTTCTGCCAAGGACATGATTTTCAAATGTTCTTCTGGAGCTAGACAGGTGTATTCATGTCCTATAGGAATCCCCTTGGACGTGAACGGAACCGGTAGCACCTATAAAATCCACTATGCTGTGACCAACGTAAATGCCGCCACCAGTGCGGGCACTACCTTAGCCGCCAACCCAACCGTCAGACTACTGTTCAAGCTAGGATAAGAAAGGGGGGGGCGGTGGAATCGCAGTTTTTTGCCCAGCTACTAGACCTGGGAATTACAGGACTGTTTATCGGCTACTTGCTCTGGATGAATAAGACCCAGACGCAACGGCTAGACTCTTATGTAGAGAGGCTTCTTGAGACCCTTGCGGGCATCGAGAAAGAGAGAGAGGAGGGTTACGACAAGATTCGTGACCGGTACGACGAGGTCATCTCAAAGTACGACACTGAGAGGGACAAGCTGCTTATAGACATTTCAGGCAAACTCGACGAGGGCCTGAAGACAATGCACTCCAAGTACGAGGAGGAGAGACTTGCAAGGCTCGCTCGTGATAAGAGTAGATAATGTCTGGATTTTGCCTTGATGAGTTGACCTCGGCGCTGCATGACGCCGTTCTAAAAGCATCGAATATCGGTGAACAAGCCGCTCTTGCCAACATCCAGAAGGAAGAGCACTGGATAATGGCGAGGGATGATGATGGTAATCCCATCACAGACGCCCAAAACTGCCCTGTATACAAGCCCAGGATGGTCACCCTACGGATGCCTATGTGGGAGGACGGGAAGGCCGTAGAGCGCGATATTGAAGTTCCGCTGTCCACGTTGACTACCAACCGACAACTCATGCTCGACAAGATTGCCGTGAAGATGAAGGTGCAGCTTCATGGTCTTGATGATCTGGCAGATGTTGGAAACGAGCACAGAAAGATCCGCGTAAATACAAATACAGGCGGTTTTCTTGGTAGGAAATCAGGTAATATGGCTGAACTTGAAATCACGTTCTCTGGTGCGGATGCATCGGAGGGTGCGGTGCGAATAGATAATCAACTAATCAAACTAATCCCATAGGAGTATCTAATGCCTGACGGCCTCGTCTCAATGTCCTCTCAGTTCGGCGGCTTGCCAATGGACCAACTTATCGGCGGTCCATTGAAGGCTGCTTGTGATGCCCAGGTTCAACTTGCCTCTGCTACCGCTGACTTTATTCAAACTGTGGGCTTGGAGACAGACGCGGACGGAGTGATGAAGACCCGAACAGTCGACTTCACCTATACAAAGCCCGTGAATGACGGGAACGGTGGGTATACCGAGGTAACTAACAAGCTGGATGTTCCCTTGTTGGCAATCCTGAACACACCGTCTTTGGCTGTGAAAGAGGTGAACGTGGAGTTCACGATGGAAGTGAAGTCCAGTACCTCTGAAAAGGCCAGCCGCGATTATGCCGCCACCATCGATACAGAGGTAAAGGCTGGATGGGGTCCGGTAAGTGTGGATGTGAAGATCCACGGTTCGGTGGCCTCCCACAATGAGAACACTCGTAGTTCAGACAACTCAGCCAAATACAACGTGAAGGTCGTTGCCCGTGATGATGGCATGCCTGAAGGTTTGAAGCGCTGTCTCGACATCGTGCAGCAGGCTATCGCTGAGAAGCCCCAACCCGCTACTCCGCCTACCTGATGCTGATTAGACGGCCCGCGAGGGGAGATCGTGTTCGAGAGATCCAGAAGACGCTCAACAAGATAGGCTTCGGCCCGTTGGATGAAGACGGTATTTTTGGAAGAGGGACGGAGAGCGCCATCCGTCTTTTCCAGAAATCTGAACAGCTTGACCAGGATGGGATTGTTGGGCCAGCAACAATGGCGGCGCTCAATCAGCCAAAGGCGCTTATTTCTATATTGGCAAACGAGGACGAGCCGGAAGTTATTACTGCCGCTAGACGCATGGGCTACGAGGTCTATGAGAACGGCCAATGCAATATCATTGGTGTTAGGAACTCAGATACTCAGGCGAATAGTTTCAACGATGAAATCCATCTTGCCTGGAGAAACCGTGGTTGGCAGCACAAGGTGTATCCATGCACCTGTGACCCTGGCAATTATTGGTTGGAGAATCCAAGCAAGGTAGAGGGAACCGCAATCCTTGTTCCTGGTCAGTACGTTGATGTGTACAAGTTCGACCTACATGCTGGCAAGTATGAAACGCTGTGTCAGAGAGGCGGAACAGTAAAGGTATGGCGTGACTCCAATAAGGATGACGTTTTAGACCACGATGGGGCTACTTCTGAGGGCTGGTTTGGAATCAACATCCACCACGCTGGCACAGACTCAACCAACGTAGAGAAGTGGAGTGCTGGTTGTCAGGTATTCAAGCGCCTTGCTGACTGGGAAGAGGCAATGGGTATTTGGAAGGCCACAGGGGCAGATTCATTTACCTACACGCTGATTGATGATAAGGATTTGAATCCTTAGGAGGAAGCATGGATATCAAAGCACTCATGCAGAAGTATGGCGTGACTGTCGGCGTAGCTGGTGGTTGTCTTGTAATCGGAACACAGTATGGTTCCTGCACGGTAGACCCGGCCCCACCGGCCCCCGCTGCCGAGGAGGCTCCTGCTGAAGAGCCCAAGGCCGAAGAGGCTCCCGCTGAAGAGCCTGCCGAGGAAGAAGCAGAAGAGAAGAAGGAAGAGCCTGCTTCAGAGGAATAGGTCTGCTATTCCAACCAATAGAGAAATGAGAAGCGCGGCGTAGGCAATCAGTGTCCCATGCCGCGCTTCTTTATGTGCGGTTCGAAGCTCTACCCTCCTCACCTTGTATTCGAAGTGCCATCCTGGATTGTAGTTCGGTATCCTCTCAAAGAAGTCTGGACACTCTCTTCTCTTGTAGACCTCCTGGTTTAGAAGTCTGGTCTGATACCAGAGACACACTCCGCTATACATCTTCTCTTTGCTATCAACAGGGTATTGCTGCCACAGGCCGCATCTTCCGCAACGAGCCATTACTGCTCCAGGTATCCAGCCTATGCCGGAGTGAATGTCACCTCGATTACGGTGTATACCCCTTGCCTGAAATAGGCAGCCAATACACCTTTATCGGTGTTCCACGAAGCCCAGTGGCCCGCTATGAGAATCGCCCTCTCCAGGCCCATTGTCTGAACATCGTGCCCCAGATTTCCCCCAAGGGGTGCCATTCCCCTGGAGTCTTCTTCTCCACCAACAACCGTTCTCGTGTGAAGGATAAGGTCCTTGTACATCCCGTAGTGTTTCTTTCTGGAGTCCACAAGGTCGCCAGAATAGTAGGTTACCGACGTAAGGCCACCTGCCTTATCGAAGTAGTAAGTGACGTAGAAGAACTGCCCGGCGTACACAGTTAGGAACATGAGCCTGTCTTCTTCGTATGAGTCCAGAACCCCAGACTCCATCTCAACGACTTCATCCATAGACATTCCCCTCTTTGCGTCTATGGGGCTCGATGCTACTTTTTCCCCAACCTCCTGTTGGGTATGAACCCTGGGACCTATTGAAGTTAGTTGTTCTGGTGTTGACGGCACAAGCGCCACCAACACGATGAGAGTATTGACCATGGTTGCCTCCTTGTGGTCTATGCTTCTGCTACAGGCTCCGAAAGGGCTTCCTTCAGCCCATCCATTCCGCCATTGACTTCTTGGTTTGGCTCGTCTTCTTCAACCGAGTCAAAGTCCACGTCAATCACGTCACCAAGGTCTGGTGCGTGTGGGTTGTCGCCGTCCAAGTCTACAGCGGTTGCCAGTTCAAATGACATGGGAACACACCCGCCGTTGAACAGTGCGCGAATGGCTGTCTTCCTAGCCATCTTTGAGTAGTCGCTTACCCATGGGCCGCTCTTTCCGCCCCGAGACCGGCTCCTGACCTTATCGATTTCTGAGCGCCACATGATTTCAAAGTACTCGCTTCCATCCTTGAGGATGGCCACTGCATAAGCCGCAACAAGCTTGTTATCGGAGCGGTCTACATCGCCACGAATCTTGTGCTGTATGTCTGGTTTGAGACCCGCAGACACCTCAAACGGTTCGCCCTCATAAACCACACGGGCATCAAGCCGTGCCACCTGACCGCTACGCCGAGCCAACTCAAGGTATCCCTTGTACCCGATGATGGGTGTGCAGGTGGTCTCCCTGCGCCGGTTGTCCTTGAATGGAATGAAGTAGATGTGCCCGAGGGTGCCTCCAGGCTCAAGCCCAAGCTGGGCAGAGAGCATGATGGACTCGGCAACAGAGCGCGTTGAGCACTCCATAAGCACTGGTGTTCTGCTCGCCTCTACAATCAACACCTTGGCGATTCTTTCAGGCGTAAGGTGTTTCGGTAGAAGCCCCGCCATTTTGGGCTTCATGGCTTCAACCAAGTCCTTGAACTGTGATTGCTTATTCTTTTTGGTTACTGCTGTTTTTGGCACGGTTACCTCCCGATGATGTTTGCGCGGAAAATGCGCGATGGTTCAGTTGTCTTTGTGTACTTCTCTGCCACTTCCGGCAGTTCTTCTCTCAGTCTTTTGATGTCGATGCTTGAGCGTCCCTTGCCCATCTTCCAGGTGACTTTCCCCCAGTCATTCCAGATGCCTTCATTGTCACCAATGTCATTCTTGATCTTGTTCTCCAAGTGGGCTTTCTTTTCCTGAAGCCTCTTGATGTCTTCCTTCACGTCGTGAAGCTCGAAAACCAAGTTGGTCTCGTCAGGCGTAGCCTTTCGCACTTCCTGGTCGCCGTTTGGGTACTTGCTTTTCAGGTATTCAGAAGCCCCATTGGAGGCATCGAGTTCGGGGGGTTCTCCATCAATGACGTGCGCCTGCCACCAGTTCCTGCAAGTGTCTACGATTCTGCGCTCCACATCGAGGTCTCGATTGATTGTGTAAGAACGAAACTCGTCATTCATCATGAACAGTACTGCAACATCCCACCTGTCGATGTCGGTACAAGCCATGTACCAAGCAACCTGCGTGGCGTAGTAGATGGGGATTTCAACGCCTCGGTCTGCGCCCCATCCATCAGTTGAGCGGGCGGTCTTTATCTCCAACCCAAAGCGTCCTGAGTCCGTTTTGACGTACCTATCTGGAGACGCGAGCATCCACGGCTCAGGGCCGGAAATAGGCATGTTCTCGCCGTCTTCAACGACCCCCTCTGTTTGCTCTTGATACCAGTTTGATACGGCTGATTCGAGAATACGTCCACGCATCATCGCGTAGTTCTCGTCCAGTGATTTCAACAGGCCTCGTTTCTCGGCCCAAACATCCATCGGCGTTCGCCATTTAGAAAGACCAAGAACGGCGGCAATATCAGAGCCCCCAAGTCCTTGCCTTCTGGCATTGTGCCACTCGGAGCTATGTTGCATGATTGCCTCCAACAATGTACTCTCGCTTTATGCGAAAGAAGATTTCACACCACGGTGTTGCCAGGGTTGCCAAGTACGCCAACTCTGCAAAAGAGGATGGCGATAACTTGGCGGATGCCCTTGAAAGGGGCCGTCGTCTGGAGATGGCCGGTCGCCTCTCCGATGGCGGAGAAGTGAAGCCGACACATCCAGACGAGAAGAGCCTCACGAGCGCTTGACCTTTCTGGTCTTCTTAGGCGCTGGCTCATCATCAACAACAGGAGCATCGCTATTGATAGCGTTTGCTTTATCGTTGGCCTCTTGAAGAGCTTCGATCAAAGAATCATTTGAAATCTGTCGCTGCGCGAGAAGCTTCAGGATGTCCTTGAGTTCAGAGTCTTCGTTTTTGTTCGTGTTGACGTTCACGTTTACAACGGGCTGTCCATTTGATCCATAGACGATGTCTTCTGCGTTGTTCAGATCAACCCAACGGATTCCCATGAACAACTCTGGTTGCTCTTGCCGTCCTGGCCGAATCTCAAACTCATATGCTTGTGGTTGCCAGTCACCATTGGGCTGCTGGTTCACAAGGGTTTTTCGCATGCCACCAAGCCCAGCAGAAACAATGTTGAAGAACGAGTCTTCTGTCACGATGTTCAATAGGCCATCAAGCTGCCACTGACTCATCATGTCCTTTGTTCTGGCGCTTTCATCTGCCTCTTTCGTGACAGCCGTTTCCACCATGCGCTCACCAACCGCTATCAGAACAGTTGGTTCAATCACCTTTTCTGATTTGAGGTTTCCGTCTTTTAGGTCCCTTCTTTCGGGGAGAATGTTTCCCATGTCTTTCCTCTCTACTTATTGTATTTGGGTTGTAGGCCATAAACTGACCGGGTCCACATTCTAAGTAGGCCACTTTCGTGCGCCCGTCAAGTGGGATTCGACAATGCGCCCACCTTTTGTTAGGATTACTTCATGGACGACAGAGCATCCTACTTGGCAACCAACCTGAAGTTCCTCATTCCGGCGAGCGGAAAGGGCTTCCGCGAGTTTGCTCGGGATAACGAGATTCACTACTCGCTGTTGAAGCGGTACATCTCTGGTGGTGTTCTTCCAAAGCCACCCAAGGTGAGAAGGATGGCCGAGTCGTTGGGCGTTAGTCCGGGTGCCCTGGTTTATGAGAACCTTGTTCCAGCGACACAAATGCTATGATTTTTGTTGGAATAGACCCAGGTAAAGATGGCGCTGTTGTTGCTGTGAACTCAAGAGGTGAGTGCGTAAGAAGCATTTTGGCCTCTGAAGACTTCACCATCAAAGTCACCAAGGGTGGAAAGAAGAACTACCTTGAGCACGAGATGGCAAAGGCAATCGACTGGTTGAACAAGGAGCACTCTATTCGCATGGTTGTTCTTGAGAAGCAGCAAGCGAGACCGGGTCAGGGCAGCACCTCTATGTTTCAGACTGGGATGGGGTATGGGCTTTGGAGGGGAATACTGGGCGCACTGAAGATTCCTACCATGGTGGTTCATCCGAAGACTTGGCAGAAGCAGGTTCTCAAGGATGCCCCAGGAGATGGGAAGGGCCGAGCCATCATGGTCTGCCAGCAAAGGATTCCTGGTCTCGACCTGAAACCTGGAAAAAGAAGGAAGCCGCACGATGGTTTGGCTGACGCGGGGTGCATGGCGTTGCATGCATTTCATCAGAGCTTGAAGACCGAGTGACTCCAAGATAGACTGATTTTGACTCCAGTTGGTTGCCTCCGCTGTTGTCGTCTTGAGCCCCGTGGCATCGGAAGTGGTTACCGATGTTGCGGGGTTCCTTGTCTATGGGCGCAGGGGTTGATACCATAGATATGCTTATTGGAGGCACACATGGCTATTGATTGGAAACGCCTTAGAGACATCATCAAGAACCCACAAATCAAGAACGACAACAAAGTCGGTCTTCCCAAGAATCAACTCAAAGAGTTGTTGGAGCTTGTGGATAAACTTCAAGGTGATGACGGAGAGATCACAGCCAAGGTTGGCATTATGGATGTCTCCCTGAATGCCGGAGAGGATGGTGTTCTCGGGACCAAGGACGACAAGGTCACGATCAAGCGGTCTTCTCGTAAGCGTGCCACAGCTAAGAAGAAGGCACCCGCCAAGAAGAAGGCTGCTGCCAAAAAACCAGCCAAGAAGTAGGTCCAGGTGGCAAGCTTTTCTAAGATCAATCTCAGCCCTGGTGGGACCGAGGGGGATGGTAATCCCATCCCGATTACCGACGCTTCGGGAAACGGCTCCTTCATCCATGACACCGGGACAAGCGCTACTGTTCGGGATGAGGTGTGGTTGTGGATGACAAACATTCACACTGCCTCTATCGAGGTAACCCTTCACATTGGGTATGTAAGCAGCGCAAGCGCGGCTGATGCGGAGAAGACAACCTTCACGGTTCCAGCGAAGTCTGGCCTAATGCTCGCGCTTCCCGGCCAGCCACTTCGTGGGACAGGAAGTGCTGCGCGTCGTATCGCGGCGATTGCTGGAACAGTCAACAAAATCAACGTAGTTGGCTACGTCAACAGGCTTACTGAATAGACGGGTCTATACGACCTATGAGCCATCTCGATGTTGCCATCAAGATGGCTCCAGTAAGAGCGAGGGAGGCGGCTGGTGGATACAGAACCGCCGCCCTGGCTACACTGATAGCGAACCTTGCTTTCTTTCTTCTCAAGGACCTACGCTTATTTTTAGTCATGGACTGGCCCTTTAGAAGGGGATCTCTTCATCCCAGTTCTTCTCTTGTTTTGGTTCTGGCCGACTGCGCGGTGCGCTGCTTTCGTTGCTCCGCTCGTTATCGTATTTCGGACGGCTTCGTTGGCGACCACCATCTTGGTCCCGGTCTCGGCTACCAAGAAACTTGATATCGTTGGCAACAACTTCCGTGCTGTAGCGAGTGTTGCCGCTCTTGTCTTCCCACTTCCTGGTCTGAAGGCGACCTTCTATAAAGACCTGTCGACCCTTGCTCAGGTACTTCTCGACATTGTCAGCAAGGTTTCCAAAGCAAACAACGGTGTGCCACTCGGTCTTATCTTCCCAGTTTCCTTCCGGGGTCTTTGCCCTGTGGGTGGTAGCAATGCGAAGGTTCGCAATAGCAGTGCCAGAACGACCAGACCGCATCTCTGGGTCTTGGCCAAGGTTTCCAATCAACTCAACTCGATTTAGCATTTTGCCTCCTTGTTTAGGTACACTATCAAGACTGTTTATTGGGCGCAAGTTATTCGCCCACTAATCACCCCAATGACTCATTGGGCGTGAGAACCCATCTCTGTGGCTTCTCATTGGTTCCACCCAATCACTGAACCTCTGCAACTGTTTGTTCCAGTGAAGCCTGACGGACCCTGTTGGGCCGTTTCTGTGCTTCTTTACAGACACCTCGGCCAACGTCTCATCTTTCTCTGGCCGGTAGTAAGCCTCTCTAAACAGGAACATTACGGCATCAGCGTCTTGCTCAAGGGAGCCTGAGCCGCGTAGGTCGGAGAGCTTTGGCCTCTTTGAGTCACGACTTTCGCAGGAACGGTTCAGTTGGGCCAAGCAAAGCACGGGTATGTCCAACTCCCTGGACATCGTCTTCATTGCAAGGGACAGCGCGGACACCGACTGCTCCTGGCTTTCGGAGTCTGCGGTCTTGATAAGTTGTAAGTAGTCAACAACAACCAGTTTTAGGTCTGGGTTCTTCACCTTGATGCGTCTGGCCATTGCGTGAATCTCGCTTACCGTCACCCCCGCCTTGTCTTGAACAAACAATGGCGCTTCGTAGAGGAAGTTCATCGCTTCATCCAGACCATCCCAGTCGTCATTTGATAAGTCTCCAGACCGTATCTTCTGTGAGTCAACGCCGGAGATGCACGCCGCCAGTCGGTCCATCAACTGTTGTGAGTCCATCTCCAGGGAGAAGAACGCCACAGGAAGGTCTTGCCTTAGAACCGATATGGCCATGTTCAAAGCCAAGGCGGTCTTCCCCATTGAGGGCCGCGCTGCGAGCAGGTAGAGGCCTGTCTCCATGCCGCACAGCATGGTGTCCAACTCTGAGAATCCAGTAGCAAGACCATTGCTAACCCCGGCTTGGAATCTATTCTGACGCTCAATCCATTTCTCTTGTGCGTTACCAACCAACGTCTTGCCGTCTTGCCAGATCTTGTCTCGCTGCAAACCCGATACCGCAAGCAGGTCCTTCTGCCCCTTCTCAATAAGCTCATCGACACCCATGTCTGGGTTGCTTGCTAAGTTCTGTAGGTTTTGTGCTGAATAGATCAGCCGCCTTCTGATAGAGCGCTTTCGAACTTCTTTTGCATAGTAGGACAGATTTGTTGTGGTTACGCAGTGGTCAGAAAGACTTGAGACGTAACTAATCCCACCATACAAATCGCCACTGTCTGTTTCAGCAATGTGATGGCACAAAGAAACAAGGTCCAGATGCTTGTGTTCTGCGTATAGAGACTTGATGAGCTTAAACAGGTTTGAGTGGTGTGTTCCGCTGAAATCATCCACATCCATGTCAACTTCAACATCGGATAACAACTGTGGTTCAAGTATGAGTGCCCCGAGTATGGAGCGTTCGTATTCAAGGGATTTTGGTAGCTCTCTCACTGCTGGACTCCGTCTGCGAGCGTTGTGGTTTTTGTTGGTTGCCATTCATGGTATGCGGTCATTACTTCTTCTTTGAATCGTTCCGAGATCTTGTCGAGTTCGAATCCAGACCTTGCGTCTGCGATTGCGTTCCACCCTCCAACAACATTCATCGCTGCATACAGCGCGTGATTCGATCTTGGGTCTTTGTGGAGTGGCTTGGGTGGATACGCATTGGAGCGCACCAGTTCTCTGATGTACTCCCAAGCCTTCTCTCCGGTCGCTCCCTCCTGAGAAGTAATGCGAGCCTTAGGTGGTAGCCACTTCTCTCCGTCCCACCGGTCAGTGGCCATCATGACGTTGCGGTCTACCTTCTCTCGGTTCAGTAGATTCTCAAGCCCGACGTACCCGTTGTCTCTCCAGTGGTTCACAATGAACTCTTCGTAGGGATACTCAAAAGCCATTTGTACCACCAAGACAAGCTCATCGGCGCTGTAGCTGTTGAGTGCAGCCCTTACTACACGCTGCCTGTTCGCAGTGAACTTGTTGGACCTTCCTGTTTGGGAAGACTTCAGGCTATTCCAAACATCAAAGACCTTCAACTGGTCGCTTGTCGGTGTGTTGCTGGGGCGCGGTCTGGTTGGTTTCTGGACAGGCTTCGGTGTGATTTCAGTAACTTGCGCTTGTTCTTCTGTACGTGTTCTGGCAATCTTCTGGACAGACTCTTGCAATAGCTCCCTTGTTCTTCTCTCAGGCCAGCCCCAGCGCTTAGACAGGGCACCGCGCCCCATCCTCTTGCCACGAGCAGCCCAGTAGAAGAGGTCTGCAATCGCTGCCTCATCCGTCCACGGCTTGGACATTGCCTCCGCAATCGTAGGCCAACAAGACATCGGCACCGAGAAGCGGATCGTTGTTTCTGTGTATTTCATAAAGAGACCAGGGCAGGTAGGCTAACATTATGCGCCCACCAATCAAGAAGTTTCGGGACGACCCGGAAGCCAAGCCATCACATTTCTTCCATCAGTGGTTGGCCATCGGCCCCATACGAGACCGATAGCCTTGGCCTTTTTCCGCAGATGTGGGCGTGCGGATGTGATTTGCATCAGGGGCACGCCGGTATCGCAGATAGCCACCACCGACAGACGATCACCAAGTTGTTGTTCGAAGCTTGCGACAATCCCTGCCAAGCGTGGGTCGGTGCGCCAGGAGGGGTAGAGGTTCATTGGCTTACAGGTCATCAATGCCGGTGACCAGTTTGAGGTGATTTACCTTCATTGGCCCACTGCCTCGCACGAATCCATCTACCGGACCTCGCAGTCGCTTGACTCGATATTGAGTAATCTCCTCGTCGCCTCGTATCTTTGAGCGTGTATCCAGCACTGTCTCATGAGCCAGCGGTGAGTTCACCCACACTCGCCAGTGGTGTTGGTCCACATGATGCTGTCCAACTGTCCTAGCTGGTGATTCGGCTGCTTCTGCCCGCTCCCTTTCCCACCGTCTCAAGGCAAGGCTCGTGCCTTGCTCGTTCAGTGTCAGTCGCTTGACCTTAGAAACCCCGCTAACAGTTGTTCGTTTCTTGCTGGGATTACGAACGATGGTGGTTTCTGGAATGGCATGCAGGCAGGCGAAAGCGTTTACAGCGAGACGACGGATGATATCAAGAGGCATCCTTGTACCGCACGCTAATCGCCCGATAGAGGAGCGGTGGTTTTCGGTCAGACAATCGACGATTTCACACCCTCGCTGTATGCGCCCCCCATTCTCGTCGTGTTCCCGGTAGATCAGTGCTTGCCAACCAAGCCCCGTCTCATCACTCGCCATAACCCAAGCGCTGATACGAACACCTAAACCAAGAGCTTCTTGGGCTGGTTCGACATAGAAGACTATAGGCATTTCTCCATTGCTATTCCGGCCATCATGAACGGTTGCGTGCCCCTTGTATCTGAACATGTAGCCAAGCTTCCATGGCTTTCGATCAAGTAGTGGCGGGAGCGCAGAGATGCGCGGCTCAGATTCAACAAGAAGGTTCGCGCTTGCCTCGCTTATTTCAACCAGTCGTCTACCACTATGGAGCCATCTCGCTATAGTGCTATTGAGATCCAAATCAAGAGTAAGCCCGTTAGCGTCATAGCTATACCCCTCTTTATCGTAGAACGTATGCGCTGCTCCCTCATCCCTCTCACGGATATTTATGGTGTCGATGGTTTTATTGGGGTCCTCGACCAACTTCCCTCTTCTGTTGATTAGTTGGTCGGGGCGGTATGTGGGTTCAGTAGGGTCTTCGCTCATCAGGTAAGTGAGGTATTCATTTGGAATGTGATCCCATGGATACCCTGGATAAGAAAGTTTTCGACTAGACATCATTCACCATCCTTGGTCACGGTTACCAGAACCACCTGCCACTTCTCATCCCACTCGGCCTTGCACTGGGTGCAGCTATAAGACCTTGTTTCGTAGCGATAGTCGGTGGTTTGGATTGCTGTTGGGTTTGCGCCGGTCATGGGCAGGAAGTCGCACTCCGGGCAGGTTCCTGGGTGTTGAAAGGTTTTCATCACTCACCGACCCCGTCGTCATCCTCGATCTGCATCGTGATGTCGCCGTCAGGCCACAACCCAATGGCGATTCTCGGGCCACCATATGCTGCAAGGGACTGAGCCCACTTGTGTAAAGTGTTGGGACGACAGGGCTTTCTAGACTTTTTGTCTCTTCCTGATAGGTACAGGCGTGTTGCCATCTCGTGGTATCCGATAATCTTTGCAAACTGAACCTTTGTCTCACAGCCTGAAAGACGGTAGAACTTCTGTGCTACTGTCTCTTTGTTGACTTTGGATACGATGCGCTCTTCTTCTGCTGATGTTGTTTCTCTCTTTCCTTCTGTAGACATGTTGTCTCCTGGCTACGTTGTTTCCGTTGGCGAACGGTTGTTGTTCGGCAACGATGTTGTTGTTGGGATTGATAGGGTTTGTCCGATGTGTATGCACATGGGTCCTCCATACAGTGCATTGCTAAAGTTTGTCAGTGGGAACAAGGCTGGCTTTCGAATCTGTCACGAGTGCAAGTGGCACACCAAAGTCACCTCCAAAAAAACGGCGGCTGTTGTGTGACAAGCATCGATATGATGATGCTCCAATGAATCGACAGGAAAGCAACACAACCAGAAAAACCCCAGTAGTCACTCCTGGGGGCCAGGGGTTTTTCAAACCTGCTTACTCGTCGGTATAGAACTTCTCCAAGGAAGATGCCGATGGGTATTGATAGGGCGTATGGCTTCATTTATTCTCCTTTGGCTGTATAACCATTTTGGTGATTTGTACTTAGAACAGGCGCTGTCATCGTTCCGTCCGGTCTGGCGACCAGATACATTTCTCTTGGTATTCCTCGGTCTTTCCATGCTGCGGAAATCTCGAAAGCCCAGCTTCTAAGGGCACTAAACGAATACTTGGTAGGTCCGCATGAGCCACTGACCATGACGGATGCCTGCCTAACCGTGGTTCCACAGTCAGCGGCAAAGCTTTTTATACTTGTGTCCTGGCTCATATCGTGTTGGACTGTGCGCCATGAAAGCCATATTTGAACGGCTCCAAGGTGCCCCGGATGTACGGGAACATCTTGCCTTGTGGCGACATCCAATCCGCGTTTCCAGTACGGTTGATTAGGGGTATCAGATGGCATGGGTAAAGGGTCTCTCCAGGAAAGAACAGTTGTCGAAAATGCGTGGTGTTGCGGAGGCCAGAGTCAATGTTGCGGCGGCCATGCTTGACCATGGATTCGAGCCCAGGGTGGTTCGAAAGATGTTGAGAGAAGAGGCCGGTGTCAGCGCCATGACTGCGTACCGTGATGTCCGGGTAGCAATGGGCGGAGAACGCAGCGAGAAGCGCTCCAAGGACATCCTAAGGGGTAGGCCGCAGGAACCGCCCCAGGCTGTATTCAGCGCCGCTGTGGACCTACAGCAGCGAGACCTGGAGGCGGTTGCCTGGGCGTTACCACAAGGAGTTCTGCTGGCAGCGTCCCAGCTATCTGCTGGCGCAGGCTTGGCCTTCAAGGCGCTGCTATCAGATGACGAGTCCCGCATCGCCCTATCCCAGCACTGGTCGGAGAGGCGTAGCAATCGAGATGTTCTCTCGAACGTCAGCGCCTTTCAAACCAAGAGCACCAAGAAGGGCAGGAAGGAAGCCATCAAGGCCATGGAGAAGTACATCTCTGCAAGAGGCCGCATCGACTCCAGTTGGCGGAAGTAAACGGCTATACGAATAGCTCGTCTTCTTTTTCTTTGATGCCATTCGTTGCCTCCTCGATGGCTGTTTCGTCAGATGGTGTTGGTGGATCAACAACAGGTTCATTTTCGATTGGTTTTTCGTCGCCGGTCATGACGATCATGTCCACCAAGTTTCGAACCCTGCCTGTACACTTGGTGCATAGGTCGTGAAAGTCGAAACCAGAGACGGAAGGCTGGTGGTCCTTGGCCGGGTCGAGCCTGTGTCTCAACACAAAACATGGGTCGTTCTGTACCCGCTGGTGTTCGACCTCTTCAATGGTCTTGGAGCACCGGTCACAGATGACAAACGCTGTTCTTTTTACGCTCATTCTTCCTCCAGATCAAGCATCACCTCTCTGAACTTAGAGAGTATGTTGTCTATGTAATCAACCCGTTGTGGCATGGTCATCCTCAAGGCGGCAAGCGCCAAGCGAATGGTGACCATCTCCATCAACTGAAGGCTGACAGTCGCCTCTTCTTCTCCAGTTAGTCTGGTGCTCATTCCTCACCTTCCACTACAAGGATGGGTCGAGGTGCGTACAGACCGTCATCGTTGAAGTTCTGTGGCATACCAACACTTACCCCATACTGGGCCAAGAAGGATAGCAATGCCGCGATGTCGGCAAGGTTCTTGATCCCCATCTTTTCCGATAGGTAGTTGTAGTGGAGCAGCGTGCCATTCCTCTCTGCTGAACATTGAAACGCAAAGCCACCAGCGCCCTCGTTGTAGAGCCAAACCAGCAACATGTTCTTGTCGCCTGTCAGGCCAAAGAGCAGGTCGTATCGGGTGCCGTTTCCAGGACAGTGCTCAAACCTTTGGATTGCTGTGGGGATAGTTTTCATGTTGGATTCTCCATTAGGTTGTTCGTTCATTGGTTGCCTCAGTTTGCGTGGAAGGTCCCGACAAGGGACTGGATTTGGTGTTCTGCTGCTGCTACGAGTGCCGGGTGCAGGTCCACATAGAGACCTCCATTGACCGCTACCCACTTGTTGGGGTCGACCCTTTTGAATGGGGTGCCGTACCCTGCGCCCTCATCAAACGCGATGGTGATGTCCCCAGTTGTTGGGTCTTGTGTGATGTTGATGGTGATGTTCATCGGTTGCCTCCATGGCTTTGGTTGTTCGTTCTACTCAATGGTCTTCCCCTTGTAGCGAATGCGGTAGGAGACTAGCCCTGCCCTTTTCGCGCTTCTCTGGGTTGCTCTGGCTTCTTCCAGTTCCGAGTGCTTGGAGATGGTTTTCCACGCCGTGTACCGAACCCCAGCTTTGCGGAAGGGGTTCTGGTAATGGCCGTCAAATTGGCGCTTCTGCAAAAGGTATTTCGCTGCCATCACTCACCTCCCTGGATACGCTTCGCCATCGTCTCCCGGTAGTCGTTCCGCATGAACTCCATCTGCTTGCGGATGATGTCGCGCTTGGTTCGTGGACCGACAAACGACACGACTCCTGACAAAAGACAGCAGCAGCACTCGTATCGAACGTAAATCTCTGTTGCTTTGGCTTCAGGGATGGGAAGCTCAATCACCTCAACCAACATCACATCACTGTGTTCGGCCTCGCCAGCGTCGAACTTTTGATCGGCCTCAATCTTCCCGTAGTCGCAGCGCGGGCAGTTCGACCAGCCTCCGTCGTGTCTCCACCGGTCTGCGTGGTCGTTGAAGTTCAAGTGTGTGGGGGGATTTTCCAGGGGCGTTTTCATTGGTCTTCTCCTTTCTCTTCTGGTGGTCTGCCCCAGACATGATCGCAGGAGGAGCAGCGTGTCTCATACACTCCGGGCTCCACCTCGGTGACTGGGCGGTGATGGATGTAGCTCATGCGCTTAGGGCAGTTGGGGCACACACAACTGCTCAAGATGTACTTGGCCCACGAGTTTCTATCCCAACGCCCCGTAGGCACGGGGGGCACTGGCCACCGGAGACTCATCATGTGATCGGGGATGTGTCGGTCGAGGTTGTGGTCGTTGCCCATCATTCACCTTCCTTTTCTTGGAGAAGAGGAACAAGCAAAGCCAGTTCCTCGATTAGGGGAGACCAGTCCTTCAGCCATTGCACGGCGTCTTCCCGGTCCTGTTCGTGTCTTCCGTGTTGTTGTCTGACAACGTGTGACTTTGCTTGACGCAGCGCGGCCTCACATTGCAGTAGAACGCTGCATTTCAATGAAGCTGTTTCATTGGAGCGATGAAGCTCAATCTTGTTTTCTGTTGCCATCATTCACCTCCTCTGGTCAGCAGTTCGTTCAAATCCTGCACCTCTTGGATGGACAGGTTGTCCAGGTTGGACACCACCAGTTGCTTGCGCGTAGCGGTGATGCGACCACTGGTCGGGATGCGCTCCACCTGGGCCACGGTCTCGTTGAGCATCTTCATCCCCTTGTCGAGGGTGAGGTTGTCTTCGATGACCTTGGCACCAGCGTTGCCATCACCCACCTCGTGAGCTTGAGAGATGGCATCCTCCAGGAGAGACAGCACCGACTCTCCAGTGACGGAGTTCAGCTTGTCCAGGAGCAGGCTGATGACAGCCTTGTAGGGGATGCGTGCCGTGCCGACCCGCGTTCCATCCTCGCTCTTCTTGAAAGAGACGGAGGCGGACAGGAAGATGTTGGCCTCGTGTTCGCCAGCAGGCACCAGCTTTCTGGCGTCCTTGATCTGGTCGGGGGTGAGCAGCTTGTTGAGAGCAAGAGTCTCAACAGGATTCAATGTTTGATTGGACATGGGTGGTTACTCCATTGGGTTGGTTGCCTACAGGGTATATAACCTGTTCGGTTTGGGGTTGTCAAGTTGGTTACTCATCCCCCTATAGGGGGATGATAAGGGTCCAGATGCACGCGGCGTAGAACAGCACGGTGATCCAGATGGCTACGTTGGTCAGCAGGTCTTTCATTCCTCACCTCCATGGATGGCTTCCAGGACTTGCGCGAGCGCTACCCTGTCGTCATCAGTTGTTGTTCCTGTCAGGTGGCGGTCCACAACCTGGGGCCAGTTGTCCACAGACATCAGCCACAGGAATGGAGCCGATGGGTTGGCCCGATAGTCGTGCTCGGCGTAGAGTTGCATGGCATATGCAAAGCCCTGGGGGTGACCAAGGTCAAGCCTTGTCCAGTTCACTCCCCAGCCCTCGCTTCCCCATGCTGACGACTCGGTGGGTTCGTCGGTTTGCAGGACATGAAACACACCGTTGTTCAGCGATGCGTGGTCGAGCCCAATGATGATGCCTGTCCCGCCGTCTCTTCTTGTGACGGGCAGGCCCAGCACCATGGGCAGTGATGGCATGAAGTCAATCCAGTTCATTTGTTTTCTCCGTTTGAAATTGGTTGGTGCCGTTTTCGTATTCATCCCAGCAGTCGAGGTGAACGAACCAGCGCAGCCCGCTGCTGTCCAGGAATCCTGTGTCAACCTTCAGCCCCCTGGTCTCGGAGAACAACTCTCCGCAGTGAGCGCACTGTGTCTTGCCAAAGAAGTCCAATCGCCACCATTCATAGATCATGTTGCAGCCCACGACTCTTTGGCTCTGCCACCTCTTTGAAGAGAGAAATCCCCAGTTGTTTGTCGGCTTCGCTATTTGTGCGAGGACCGGGTCGGCCTCCCATCTGGCCTGCTCTGACAGGCTGAACCCATCCCACTCGGACTCGTCGTCGTCTGGAAGATTCTGGTAGTTTTCAACCTTGTCGGGAACGTAAGTCTCGTCGGGAGTGTCGAGCAGTTCTCTAAGGTCGGGTGGGTTTTCGTATCGTCTAAGCATGGTTGCCTCCTGTTAGACCAATGGCGCGGGAGTCCGTTTGCTAGGCGGAACTCCCGAAAGCGGGGGTTATAGGCCGACTTATTCCTTGAGGTCCTTGGCCACCTGTCGGGCCAACCGCCGCATGTAGGACGGGGCTGACTTGTCGCGCCCCGAGGCAAGCGCCCCAAAGCTATACACAAATCCCTTGTCATCCTCACACCATGAGTTGGTTCCGTCGTGGTTGATGAAGGCGTTGCGGTTGTCAAAGCCCCATGAGTTGCCGCGTCTGATGATGGTCATCCTTCACCTCCTTGAGTCTCCCTGGCCGCGCATTCTTTGCAGACCCATTGCTGGAAACCGAACCTGTCGGGATGGTGCCGGTACTTCCAGCCCCGCCGTTCTGCGGCTGTTGCTAGAAGTTCTTCGACCGCCCCGACCTCGCCGCGCCATTCCAGGTATTCGTCGCATCCGTTGGAGAAGTCTTCGACTTGGCAGTGGATTGTGATGTCCACCGTGGTCGTGTCTACAATCTCCGCGATGGCTTCTCTCTGGTTTCTTGGGTTGGTCATCCCTCACCTCCTTCTGCAAAGTTTTCTGGGAACCGGAGAAGGTTCCGGTTGGATTGAAAGTGCATACCGTTGATACGCAACCAGCCCTCCACGCCGTCCATGACATGCGGCACACAGTCGAACTCTTTGCCGCAGCACTCACAGATGAACGAGGGTGTTGGTTCCTTGATGGGTTTGTGTTGCCTGCTCATTCCTCACCTCCTTCAGTCTTAGCAATGGCCTCGATGCACAGGTCATTGATGGCCCGCACCCTGTCAGCGGATGAGTTGCTGCGTCCATCGAACGGGGCTGCAATCAAGACCTTGATCTCTCCGAGTGCAGCCAGCAGTTCATCGCGCTGCCCTCTTGTCTTGATCAAGTCCTCATGGATTACGTCGATAAAGGACTGATATGATTCGGTTGAAAGGCTCATTCCTCACCTCCTTCTGTCTCTTGGCAGTTGATGCACACTTGTGTTGCTTGCTCGTCTTCGTGTCCAAGCTCGTTCCAGCAGTCGCCTCCCTCCGCTTGGCAGATGGGTGGACTGATGCTGATGGTGCATTGTGACCAGCCAGTGTAGATTCCATGCGGGTTCTGGGTTGGTGCCCCAAAGCTGAGAGACAGTGGATAGCGCAGCGCCTCTTCAATCTTGTAGCGCAGCGATTCCATGCCTGTGGCTGTTGGGTCAAACGTGATGGTGGTCTGGTTGCTTCCGGTCCCCTGACCATTCACCTCTACGATGATTCTTCTTTTGGTTGTCATTGGTTGCCTCTCTCTTTAGTAGTGTTCGATTCGGTTTGGGTTGAGCCAGCGCTCCGTGTATGCGCCCTCCATGTTTTCCAGCTTTCGTGCGATCCTTTTCAGTTCCTTCTTGAGGGTGTGGTACTCCACGTAGATGGCAAAGAGATCTTCTCCAAGCCCTTTCTCGACAGCGAGCAGCCAGTCTTCACGGCTTTGTGCTCCCTCCGCCCATTGAATCTGGCGGTCAATCAGCTTCCGGGCCTCGTCTAGTTGGTGGGTCCAGATCAGGTGCTTGGCCAGATCGATTTCGTGCTGTCTGGTTTCTTCGTCTGTCATTGGTTTCCTCTCTTTGGGAAGGGGTATCCGTGTGTGTCCAGCCAGTACCGCTCGGTACAGGTCAGGCACATCGGGTCGGTGTTGTCTTCTTCCTTGGGCTGGTCGCACTGAACACAGTCAGCGCCCCAGTCTCCAAGCTCAACCAGTTGCGGCGTTTGCCAGTTGAATGTGGTCATTGGTTACCTTCCCCGGAAGACACCGAGTCTTCCTGTGAGTGTGAATGGGTGGGCCAGTGGCTCGTATCCACGCGCCAGGACCTCGTTGGAGGTTGCTGGTCTGACCCCCTCTGCGGTTGCAAGTGTGATGTGCGGGATGTCGTTGTCACACTCGATGCCGAACTGTTGCAGTCTCAGCGGGTCTGGCTCGACGACAAGCGCCCAGGCTGGTTCATTGTAGTGCCCACGACCCGTGACCCTGACACGGATCTCCTGGCCCTCGTTCTCCAACACCGACCGAAAGTGATCGGAGTCTGGATGTGGTCGAAACCGCAGGGTCATGTGTGTGCTGAACAGGTTGGGATGGGTTCTCTGTGTCACGTTCAGAACCACATCCTCCAGGTCTCCCGACTCCGGCCAGTGGTCTTCACCGATGAACTGCTCCAGCAAGACGGCCCGCTCCAGCAGAGTCAGGTCGAAGAAGATGGCGCTGTAGATTACGTCGTATGATCTCATTGGTTGCTCCTGTTGATCAGTCGAGTCTGATTGGCATGATGATGAAAGAGACCCGCGTGAAGTCTCCAAGCTCTTGTGGTTCCCATACGGTGGGTCCAAGCTGCCCGTCGAAGGAGACCTTCCATGTGTCTCCGACCTTGAGGAAGCGCCCGATGTCAACAAGCATCTTGAGATACTTGGCAGACAGCCCGGCGTTCTCGACGGCACTGGACGTGGAAGGCATGCACTGCTCCCAGTCTGGGAACTTCCCATAGTCATCCGACCTGTCGGTCAGGGTGGAGTACCCCTTGCTTGACACGTACTCTTTCAGGTCTTCCAGGCTGTATGTCCCGCTGCCCTCATCGACCCCAGTGGCCGCCTGTTCCACGACCAGAAGGACGTGTCCGTTGGTGGCGACGTGTCTGCGTGATGGGGTCAAGCTTGGCGGCACAAGACAGGCACCAGCACTGACTTGTACCCGGTCGAGTTCTCTGGATGCATCGCTGGTCTTGATGACTGCGAGCAGTGCCTTGGCTGTGTTGATGTCGAGTGTCATTGGTTGCCTCCTCTCGGCGTGCATATGCCTTGTTCGATGAGTGATGCTGCCACCCTGCCGAACGTGCCTTGCAGCGTCCAGGCCAGTCCGGTGTCAATCAGGTGCTGCCACGCAGCAACAAGAATGTTGTAGCGCTCCTCGTCGTCCGTGCCGGGGTTCTCCACGAACCCTTCAGCGATTCCGATGGCGTTGTAGTTGTCAAGTGTCATTGGTTGCCTCGTTGAATAGCCATTGCTGGCTGGTATTGGCCGTCTGACGGGGGGGTGAGGCTAAGTAGGTGGTTAGTCCTACCCTTCGCTTCAC